ACGGTAGTAGGACTTAAAGTTTTCCGTGATGATTTATTTGTATTTTGTGAAACACGTATATTTAAACTATCAGGAACATCAAGTGCTAACTTTGCTGTTGTGCCTGTTACACGTAACATTGGTTGCATTAACGGAGATACAATACAAGAATTTGCTGGTGACTTAATCTTCTTAGGTCCAGATGGCTTACGTACTATTGCTGGTACTGCAAGAATTGGTGACGTTGAGCTAGGTACAATTAGTTCTAATGTACAATCTATTTTTAATGATAATCTATCTAGTGCATCAGAGTTTGACTCTACTGTAATACCTGACAAAACACAATATAGAATTTTTTTTACTAAAAGTACTGTAGGTGAAGTTCAATCTAAAGGTGTTATCTGTGTAATGAAAGGACAAAACTTTGAGTTTTCTGAGCTTAGAGGAATACGACCTGCATGTACAGATAGTTTTGTAGATGAAGGAAATGTAATAGTTCTTCACGGAGCATATACATCTGGTTATATATACAGGCAAGAATCTGGTAATACTTTTGATGGTGAAATTATACTAGGTCGTTACAGAAGTCCTGACTTAACATTTGAAGATCCCGGTATACGGAAACATATGCAGAGGGTTATATTAAATTACAAACCTGAAGCAGCAATAGATGCAGATTTATTATTACGATACGACTACGAAGACCCTGACTCAGCTAGACCTGCAGCATATCCGTTAGACTCATCTGATGTTGTTGCGATTTATGGTACATCTACTTATGGTGTGCCTATCTATGCAGGAGCTTCTCAACCTTTAGTTAGACAACCAGTAGAAGGTTCAGGGTTTGCGGTAGCATTAAAAGTACAAGATGGTGGGCAGACTGCCCCTTACTCTTTAAAAGGGTTTCAGTTAGAGTATCAATTAGGAGCAAGACGATAAATGGGTGACACATACACAAGACAGTCTACGTATACTGACGGAGATGTCATAACAGCCGCACACACTAATGACGAGTTTAATCAGATAGTAGCAGCGTTTGCTGCTAGTTCAGGTCACTCACACGATGGCACTTTAGGTGAAGGTGGTATAATAGCTAATCTGCTTAGTAATACTGTTACAATAGGTACTGGTGCAGACACAGATATAGCAATTACATTTAATGCTAATACATCAGATGGTGTACTAACGTGGAAAGAAGACGAAGATTACTTTGAGTTCTCTGACGATATACTTATTGCTTCTACTGAAAAGATACAATTCCGTGATACAGCTATTCATATTAGTTCTGGGGCAGACGGACATCTTGACCTTGTAGCTGATACAGAAATACATATTGCTGCTACTACTATTAACATGGACGGTGTTGCTGACATCTCAAGTAACTTAGCTGTGGGTGGCAACCTTACAGTTGCAGGTAACGCTACAGTTTCAGGTACAACAACCTTTAACGGTGGCACACTTACACTAGGCGACAGTGCATCTGACAATGTAGTCTTTGGTGCTGACGTTGACTCAAACATTATACCTGACGATGATGGCACATACGACTTAGGTAGTGCAAGTCAAGAGTGGCGTGACATATACATAGATGGCACAGCTCACATTGATACACTTGATGTTGACGTTAATGCTACAGTAGCAGGTACGTTAGGTGTTACAGGAGCTATAACAGGTTCAAGTACAGTACAAGGTACTACAGTAACAGCTACTACAGCATTTGTACCCGGCACATCAGATGGTGCTACATTAGGTACAACTTCTTTAGAGTTTGGTGATTTATTCTTAGCTGATTCTAGTGTAATTTATTTAGGTGCAGACCAAGATGTCACCTTGACACACGTACATAATGATGGCATACTGTTAAATGGCAGTAAGCAGTTACAGTTTGGTGATAACGGTACATTCATACATCAATCAGCAGACGGTGTACTTGACTTAGTATCTGACACAGAGATTGAAATAAATGCTACATCAATAGATATAAACGGTGCAGTAGATATGTCTTCTACACTTGCAGTTGCAGGTGTCTTAACAGGAGCATCACTAGACATTAGTGGTAACGTAGATGTAGACGGCACTACAAACTTAGACATAGTTGACATTGATGGCGCAGTTAATATTGCTGCTGATACAACTATTGCCTCTACAAACAAAATAATCTTTAACGATGCTAGTCAGTTTATTCACGCACCTAGTGCAACTGTTTTAGATTTAGCTGCAACAGATGAGATTGAGCTTACCGCTACGTTAGTTGATGTTGTAGGTAACTTTACCAACTCAGGTACAATTGTATCTACAGGTAAAATTACAGCAGATGCTGGCGTAGACATTGATAACTTTAATATTGACGGTACTACAATTGCTTTAAGCTCTGGCAGTATGACGATAGATGCTGCAAGTAACATTACTCTTGACGCAGATGGCGGTACAATTACATTTGCTGATGATGGTGCATCACTAGGAACTATTACATCTAGTGGTTACTCAGGTACAGCAGCAGTTGCTACAACAGCCGTTGTTACTGATAGCACAGCTAACACAAGTTTCCCTGTAGTCTTTAACAATGAATCAAACGGACTGTTAGATGATACATCAGCATTTGTGTACAATCCTAGTTCAGGAACACTGTCTGTAGCTAATCTAGTTATAAGTGGCGACACAACAACTAACTCTAGTACTAATCTTACAATTGCTGATCCTCTAGTTAAGTATGGGCAGGGTAGTACAGGTACTTCAGTTGACCAAGGATTTATTGTTACTCGTGGAGATGGTTCAAGTAGTAACACTGCAAACAGAGGTTTTATCTGGGATGAGTCTGCAGATGAGTTCGCAACAATTGCAGCTAACACAGAAGCAGGAACTACTGCAGGTAACGTAACTATAAATGACTACGCACCTTTACACGTAGGAGCAATAACAGCAGATGATGCGTCTACGTTCTCAGGTGAAATTGCTGCAGCATCTCTTGACATCTCAGGCAATATAGATGTAGATGGTACAAGTAATCTTGACATTGTAGACATTGACGGTGCTGTTGATATGGCAACTACACTTTCAGTTACAGGTAACGTAACGCTAGGCGCACAACTTATTATGCCTGATGTTACATCTACTAAGATACTAGTAGCTGATGGCACTAGCTACCAAGAAGTAGCTGTAAGTGGTGACGTTACAATAGCTAACACAGGGGCTGTAACTATAGCTGCAAATGCAGTAGAAGGCTCTATGTTAAATAATAATACAATCTCAGGACAGACTGCATTAACTTCTGGTCTTGCTACGGATGATGAACTACTAGTAAGTGATGGTGGCACACTTAAACGCATGGATATAAGTGTGTTAACAACATTAACAGATGATAATGCTACAGCATTAGCAATTGCATTAGGATAATAGAGGAAAAATAATATGGCGAATACGTTTAAGGTTATAAATTTTGCAGCAGAGCCAGCAAGTAGTGGAACTCCTTATGTAGTTTATACTGCAGCTAGTGGTACGACTACGGTTGTTCTGGGTTTAATTTTAGCTAACATACATACGACAGAAGTTACATCAACTGTAAGACTTGTAAGTGATACAGCAAACAGAGCAGTAGCTAACAATGCTGCAAATGGTACAAGTATTATTGTAAAAGATGCACCGTTGCCTGTTGGGTCATCACTAGAATTGATGGCAGGTAACAAGGTTGTACTAGAAACAACAGATGAAATTACCATAGATTGTAGTGTAGCTGATAAAATATCTGGTACATTGAGTATAATGGAGATCACATAACATGCCTTATATTGGTCAGGGAGCATCCTCAAGATACGTTACACGGAATGCAGTACAGCAGTTTAATGGTGATGGCAGCACAACAGCCTTTACACTAAACCAAACTGTAACCGCTGACCAAGATATACTTGTATCTGTAGACGGTGTTATACAAGATAACTCAGCATATACAGTTTCAAACGGCACAACAATGACGTTCAGTCCTGCACCCTCAAGTGGTACAGCTAACATCTTTGTAAACTTTATGGGTCTAAGTACAGCTACAGTGACACCACCTGCAGCTAACAAAGGTACGTTTAGTGGTGGCAGTATATTTAGAACTAACGTGCAGTCTCTTACGACTAGTGTTAGTATATCAGCTACAGAGAACGCCAACTGCACAGGGCCACTTGAAGTTGCATCAGGTGTAACTCTAACAGTCGCATCAGGCGGCAGATTGACGGTGTTATAAAATGAGTACAATTAAAGCGGATACAATACAAAATAGAGCAGGAAGTTTTTCTCTTACAACAACACTAATAAACAATGGCCCAGTATTTTATGGTGAGTTAGCGAGTGAAGCTGGTATAACACGTAATACAAGTACAAACCTTACAGGACTCACAGCGAATGAAGTAGATACAGATTCTGCTTTTGATGGCACAAGTTTTACAGTTCCTTCTGGTAAAGGTGGTATATATCATTTGTTTGCTGCAGCAGAAGCTAACTTTGGTGGCATAGGAAACGATGGTGAATTGATGAGCATCACCATATTTAAAACAAATATAAGTGGAACTGCTTTAGCAATAGGTGAGTTGGTTGTAACAGGTGCAGCTAGAGAAATTGTTCGTACAACGGTTCATTGTTCTACTATTGTTAACTTAGCAGCCGCAGACGTAGTAACGGTGGGTGTTACCTTAACGGATGCTAATGGCGGAAACGCTGTAGTAAATGATGGTGTGATGACAAACTTTGGTGGCTTTAGATTATTTGGAGTATCAGTATGAGTACATTAGTAACAAACACAATTACTGGGCTAAGTACAGCAGCCAATATAACAATAGGCTCTACGCCTGTAGTGAGCGCATCAGCTAACTCTCTAACGATTAGAGGTGAAGGCAGTAACCAAACGAGTATACAACAAGGGTTAGCTAACAGTTGGATAAACTTTAATGGAACAGGCACTGTTGCAGTAGGAGACTCCTTTAATGTTGGAAGTTTAGTAGACAGGGGAACATCATTATACACTCAAAATTTTACAACGAGCATGGGAAACGCAGTCTTTGCTGGTACGGGTTCTGCCAAAGATGCGGCTCTTGATGCTGATGGTAGAAATAGAATGTTAGTTAGTGAAGCTGAAGATGCAGATGCCGCTTTTATAAATGCTTTTGATACAGGTGGAAATGCCGCTGATGTTGCATACGCGACTTCTATTATATTTGGAGACCTAGCATGAGTACATTAGTAACAAACACAATTACTGGGCTAAGTACGGCAGCCAATATAACAATAGGCTCTACGCCTGTAGTGAGCGCATCAGCTACCTCTCTAACGATTAGAGGTGAAGGCAGTAACCAAACGAGTATACAACAAGGGTTATGTAAATGTTGGATACATCTAACAGGATCAGGAACACCTGCGGCAGCAGATTCTTTTAATGTAGCTAGTGTTACGGATACTGGAACAGGAAGATACACTATAAATATTGCTACTGATTTTGGAAATGCAAATTATACTTGTGCTGGTATGTCAGGAAACGATGGAACTACAACTGGGGATAGAGGTCAAGTAATAGATCTTACTCCTACTGCTGGTGCATTTGCTTTAAGAAATATTGATACAGATTCAACAAATCCCGTTGACGACACAAATATATTATTGAATTTTCATGGAGATTTAGCATGAGCGTACTAGAACTAAACGGCAGAGTATTTGACGCAAGTACAACAGGTACGCTGACACTTACAGGTGAAGGATCAGCTACTACAGATGTTACTCAAGGGTTAGCTAAAGCGTGGTTAAACGTGACAGGCAACTCAACAAATAATGATAGTTTAAATATATCGTCTGTAACGGATACTGGTACTGGAAGAATGACATTAGCTCTATCAACGGCTTTTAGGGCTACAACTACAATGACAGGTGGAGCGTGTGCTTCTGAAACGGACTCGTCTAATGGTAGTGGAAACAGTAATAGGTATGCGTTTTTGATTAGAGGAGCAAACACATTACAAGCATTTTTTAACTCAGGAACGGCTAGTAGTGGTGCTTTAACAGATGTAGGTTTATCATCAGGTAGTATTCACGGAGACTTAGCATGATACAAACACCTGAGTTTCAAGGCACACACTTATGGAACAGATTAGGCTGGGCTAAAGAAAACCTAGAGATGTATAGATCAGAGTACTGTGTAGTCTACGAAGACAGCATGGATGAGTGCGCTAAAGTACTACACCCTGACCCTAACTGGATGGCATGTGCATTACAAGGTGGGATACTACCACCTGTATCATCATACTGGGAACTCAAGAAAGACGAAGCAAAGCCTGACTTTGTGCGGCACACTAGAGGACCAGAGTTATTGCACAACATGAAACCTATTGGTCCTATGACTGAAGAAGAAGCAATAGAGTATCTCATAAAGAAAGACGTACCTGAAAGTGTATGGCGTGA